CATTATCAATATACTTTTGATTCTCAACAATATCATGTATCATACACAAGGTCTTACCACCACCCGTAGGGATGATCAACTGACCTTTGTCATATGCCAGCATCTCATTCAGTGCTTTGCGTTGATGGGGTCTGAGAGTGATGGTCAAAGGTCTCCCTCGATTACCTTCTTATTATAGCAGAAAACCGTCCCCAGTGCGACCTGGTGGACGGTTCTTAAAGTGTCTTATAACTTCCTCTTCAACCCTAACAAAGGTATTCTACAGGGATTTTAGAGTATTGTCAAGTATTAATTAAGATCGACCCAACTACCATTTGCTTTTAATCGAAGTTTATCTGAAGTTGTATTATAATATGTTGCTCCATCTGGGACTCCAGTAGCACTTTCTGGATCTGCTCCAGCATAAGGTGGATGTACAAGAAACTCATGTGGGGTAGAACCATTGTAGTATTTCTCTAAAATTGGAATTCCTGAAAACTCCTTACTTGCTGTTCCAATTTCAATTCTTTCATTAGTAGTGTTATATAATAATGCACCTCTAGGAACACCAGCTGGAGTAACTTTACGTGCTGCTGTATATCCTATTCCTGTAGGAGTATCCCATAACTTAGCAACAATAGTTACATTAGTGTCACTTAGTGATGGTAGAATAACATATGAGTTCATTGTAGTTGAACCCACACCAATATCGACCAGACCTCGTGAAAAATAAGTATTAATTCCAATCTTAGATAAGTATTTATTTCCATCTGGTAAGAAACTTTGTGGAATTAAGACACCATTTGTCGTTCCAAATCCTACGGTTGCCACTCCAACAGAAGGAACAATCATAAAATTATTAGCTATAAATGATGCACCACCACATTCTGCTTGAAAATCTCCATAATTTACGTAAGGAACAAGGGCACCATAATCAATTGGGCTACTTGGAATAATTCTATCATCATCTGTATATGCTGATCCATCTGCTTTATCGGTAATTATAACTTTTCCTGCTGTATAAAATCCATTATCTGTCCATATAGATCCATTTGCCTGCATTATCAGTGAATCTGGTCCAGTTTTAAACTCCGATCCATTTGTGGTTCCAATACCAACTTTGGGTCCAAAAATATAGACACTAGAGTTGAACAAAGCATCTTGACTTACTGTAAGTTCATTACTTACATTAAAGTTCGAGAATGTGCTGATCCCAGAGGAAGTATTAAAATTTTGACTAGATGAAATTGGTAAAGAACTTCCATCACCTAAAGTTACTGAGTTTCCAGCAGTTCCGGTAACAGTTAAAATTCCAGTAATTACTGCATTATTGGAGACAGATATATCACCTCCGACTTCTAAAGCCTTTTCTAAGGTGTCATTACCTTTATTAATACCTACCTTTCCATCATAAGTAACTTCAAACTGTTTTGTGTTGTTATAACTGACACTGAAACTTTCTGTAGTTCCTGCACCAGTGCCTTCATGAAGATTGATATTGACTCCACCAATATCGTAATTATTAATATCCAATCTACCTGTTGATGGACTATAAAGTAATTGAGCACTACTATTACCTTCACCTACAGATTCACCAATACTTACAGATGAATTTGTTGAACTTGTAATAACAAGACTTGCGTCTGATGATTTATCAATTCTCAGATCATTAAAAGTGCCAATACCAACATCAGCATTCGTGATACTTGCTACACCGACTTCAAGTTTCGTTAAGGTAGAAACACCAGAAGAAGCATTTACATTACCAGTTACATCACCAGTTAAGTCTCCATCAAATGTTGTTGCTGTTACAATACCGGCAGACATTGTAATTGCGGTTCCGACTTTAAGTTCAGTAAAAGTAGAAACACCAGAAGAAGCATTAACATTACCAGTTAAGTCTCCATCAAATGTTGTTGCTGTTACAATACCGGCAGACATTGTAATTTCTGTATCGACTTTAAGTTCAGTAAAAGTAGAAACACCAGAAGAAGCATTTACATTACCAGTTAAGTCTCCATCAAATGTTGTTGCTGTTATAATTCCAGTAACATTAACATTACCAATTACAGAAAGTTCGGGATCAGATGCACCAGGACTTGTTGTAGTATTAATACCAATCTTTGATGTTGTATGAAGACCTACTCCACTATTGTCAGTAATAAATGTAGTTCTTGCAAAACCAATTAAATTATCAACAGTATCTCCATTTGACAGTTTAAGTGTTAGGGCCGTAAGAGCACCACCAACATTTACTCCACTCGCAACATCTATACTACTTGCGGTTAATACTCCAACAGTCGTTACACCAGATATTTCAGCATTTTGAGTTACAAATAAATCTTGTGTCGTAGTTAATCCAGTGGTTCTCGAACTTCCATATACATTTAATTTATAAAGGGAAGGAACAGAAGTTCCAATCCCCACAAGACCATTTGCATTAATTACAAAATTATCATTATCAACTTGAAGACCAGACCTAAAATTAAATGCCTTCCTAATATTTGCCATTATTGCAACTTTTAGAGTTATTTATCTTCTAATCTCTGTTCAAGTTTTTCAACTTTATTGGAGAGTTCTTTAATTGCCTCTACAAGAAGAGGAACAACTTTATGATAGTCAACTGCAAGGTATCCATTATCTCGTGTTGTGACTAGTCCTGGAAGTCCTAGAGACTCAACTTCTTGTGCAATCAAACCAGTATCACTTCCTTCTTTATTAGACTTATCATTCCAATCAAATGTATTTCCACTGATTGAAATGACTTTCTCAAGAGAATTATCAATTAAATTAATATTGTCCTTCAGTCTTTCATCAGAAGTATAGAATGCTGTAATATCACCAGTAACCTGAAGTTCTCCAGTAATACTAATTCCAGTTGCAATCGTTCGTAATTTTTCTCCAGTATTTCCATCGTAAAGTTTGACTCCACTAGCATCACCACTTCCAATATTCAGTTTCGGATTCCAATTTTGATCAAAGAATTGGAATGCTCCATATCCACCATTTCCTCCATTTGATTTAAAAACAATAGGTCCATCACCAGAGTCTTCAATTACTGATGCTGAACCACCACTAATGTTAGTGCCAGCAGAATCTTGTTGAGTGAAAGAACTTTGATGGGAAATCTCCAAATCATCACTAGAACCAAAATATAATTTCTTATCGTCGGATAAGAATATATTTCCACCAATATTTACATCCTTCCCAATACCAACACCACCAGTAACTACAAGTGCTCCAGAAGTTGTTCCTGTAGAATCAATTGGATTGGAGATTTTTACTTGATCAGTTGCTTTTATTTTTCCATCAAATGTAACTGGTCCATCGAATTGAGAAAGAACCTGGCCAGAAGAACCACCCTCAACCACAAGATTATTTTTAATAATAACCTCATCAAAAACCACACTATTGGTAGAGGGATCTTGACCGGTAATAGTAGGAATTGGTGTATCAAATGTAATTTCTTCACCAGTAGCAGACGATTTCTTCTGGTTTCCAATATAGAAATCACCTTTGTTATTCATACCGGTATAAACAACGAGACCAGAACCTCTTTCCTGTGCCTGTGACAAGAACTCTTCTCTTTCTGTGAGTGTTCTGTCCTGAACTTGTGGAAGTGCCGTAGAATAGTTTCCTGGACCATATCCAAGATACTCAAATGTATGTCCAGAAGCACGAATAATTGATGGTCTACGGAATTCAATTGAAGGAACTTTAATCTTTCTAATTGTTGAGTTCTCAAGGTGTGAACTGATATTAGAAGCCAGTGCTCCACGAATAACTGTAATTTCATCTGTAGGAGTTCCACTCAGAGAACTGCTCGCAATTCTCATAATTTCATTATCAATCTGAATATAGGAACCTAATGGGAACCTTGTCATAGTTCCGGCGATACCAGGACTACTTACAGAGAATGATGTTGTTGTTGAATTGGCATTAATTCCACCAGATACAGTGAGAGTTAATGTTTCTCCATCAAAAATAGTAATTGCTCTTGCCTGAAGATTTTCATTCGTCCTATCAGAAACACCTGCATTTGATGATAAACCGTGCTTCAGAATAACTCCTGATGCTGCTCCGATACCACCAGTAACTTCAAATTTATTAGTAAGTGTAGAAACACCGACAATATAATCTCCAACATTATTATTGCTACCATCGATTACTCTAAACTTATTGCCAACTGACAATCCATGTCCAGTGGCAGTAATAACATCTCCAGAAGCAGTAAATGCAACAGAAGGTGCCGTTATGAATGCATAATTATCTGCTGTAATTACTGGATCACCAGTCGTTCTTGCAATCGAAATGCTATCTCTACCAGTGACACTATCAATAAGATGATAAGTATCAGTTCCTGTTCCAACACCAGTAAACTGAACTACATCTCCAATATGAGATGAGATTCCACTAGCAGTGACTGTGAAGTCATTAGTTCCTGCTCCAATTGTACGAGTATCTAAGAAATATTCACCTGCAGAATAATTAGAACCACCGTTCATAATTTCTACAGAAGTTATAGTAGTTCCACCAAGTCCGGCAACAACAACTTTTGCAGTCGCACCTTTCCAATTACTATCAAAGAGAGAATTACTTGCATCTGCTGGTGTAGAAATTTTTACATTATAATAAGTTCCTTCAGTAAATCCTACTGGTGAAGCATCAAGACTTCCAGTTACAATGCTATTAAAGTTGTGATTTCTATCAAATTCGATAATTGGTAATGTTGGTGTTGTATTATCAACTGATTTTATATTAAGACCAATACCAAGTGATGTTAATAATAAGTCGGCACTTTCTCTTGTAATACTATTTTTAAGGTCATCTGTCTGAACTTCTCCAATTGGAGACCTTAAAGCATACGATGTTGCAGAATTTGGATTATCATTAAAATTATCTCTATCAAGTTGTGGATATAAATCAGTTACATTTTGACTATATTCAAGATTAGTAAATTCATCCTCAATAGCATTACTAGAATTCAGTGGGTAAATGTGATACACACCGTTTGAATCTCCATCATTATATTCAGAGATTGTCTCGTTCCTATAAACATAAAGATTTGAATCTAAATCATTCCTCTCAAATCTTGGAAGTGATGTTGTTCTGTCATTTACATTATTTGTAAATGGGTCTGGATCTAATGTCGTTGTATATGTAAATGTTAAGTCATCAACAACAGTGACATTATAGGTTCCATTATATCCTTTATCAATCAATCCAGTTGTATTTGTAGAATCTGTGACATTCTTAATTATAACTGAGTTTCCATTTTGTAAATTGTGAGGTAATTCTGCGATAACAGTAACTGTTGGGTCTGAGAATGAACAAGTGCTAATGAATCTTGGATTACGATCATAATCATAATTAGTAGAATCAATAGTCTCTCTATTTGTATCCCCAGCTCCAACAAATCCAGTTGTGCTAGATTCTTGAATAACAAATCCTGCTTCTGGTGTCTTTGCATTTGAAAGTTGACTTGGGACTACAACTCTAACTTTATAAATCTTTTCATCTAAACTTCTAGTATCTGGAATTCTTTTGATACTAGTTGGTTCTGATGCACCAGATAGGAGATTTATGGCTGATGCCATAGTGTCAGCATTAGTTACATTAATATACCATTGATTTAGTCCAGTAGGATTTGATGAGTCTTGTTTATCATACTGAACTGGGTGTCCGACATCACCAGATTGTTTATCAGAAACTCTCGTAAGAATTTTTAATTTTGTTCCACCATATACTGTAATTGGTTCATCGGCAAGTGCTTCTGCTTCTGATGCCGCAAGTTTAATTGTGGTGGTATTGGGGGCAATGGCATAATAAACAGTATTTGTTACTAAATTTTCTGGTAGGTCTCCATCATCACTGATAATGATAACTTTTTCACCAGTGTTTAAACTATGAGTTCCTATCGTAAATGCATTTGCTGTAGGTCCAGAAGTTACCGGATATTCTTTGAATGATGAAGAACCATCCGACATTAAAATATCTGCCGAATATTCTATTTCGTCAACAGTAAGGAAAAGTTTATCATTTACTTTTGCACCAACACGATAACCTTGCGTAAGAATTGGTGGTTTTACATCAAAATTATCAAATCCAAAGAGATATAGTTTTGTAGAGGTATTTATTACGTCTTGATCAAGAGTCAACCAATCAACGTTTTCTTCCGTAGAATCAATTATTCTTGGTGGAATAATATGAGTAATAAATGCCTTATTATCTTTCTCGAATGCTTCTTTCTTAAATCCTTCAGAGATTAGTGATAACTGACCAAAGTTTGAGTTTGAGTTGGTTACAGAGGCATCTCCTCCACTTAGTGCCTCAAAGTGCTTATTGTATCCAATCGCAAAGACAGAAACGATCTGAACAATCGAATCATTGGACATTTTAATATGAGTTTGTTCCCATCCTTTTCTATAAATTGCTTCAGAATCTAAATGATATACAGTTCCGGTTGATGAAGATTTTGTGGATAGATCTGAACCAGTTTGAGTTGTTCCTGCAGAATAGAATGTATTTTCATACTGTCTGGATGATGAAATATATTTTACAAATGCACGATCATCTTTCTGAAGACTAACTCCAGTAAATTGAGCCACAACCATACTACGGAATCCAGTTGCTTTGGATCCGTCAGCGTGCATACCTTGCATTCCCCATACAGAACGCATGGAGATATTAAAGATATAAGGAGAAGCACCTGAAACTGTATCAGTTTCAATTGTTACTAATCCTTGACTTATTAATATGGGATTAATAAGTGCCGGATCTGCTGTTATGGTATAAAAGAAGATATTATCACTAATTGTGCTAACTTCTGTAACTCTAGTTGAAATATTGTATAGAGAATTTCCTACTTCACTAATACGAATCGGTGTTCCTACATCTAATCCATGTGGACCTTGTGTAGTAACAGTAATTCTTCTTGTTGGTGTTGCACCATCACCTGCTTGAATTTCTGCGATTATAAGAGGATCTGATGCAAATGCACCAACAATTTCAAATTCTGGTCTTACAGAAGTAAACCCTTCTTTATTTACATCGAATATATCAGTAGGGTCAACTGTTCTACCTGACCCAGTACCATATGCTTCTGATAGTTTTGCATAATACATATTGAGGTCTGTTACACCTTGACCACTAACTTCATTTACACCATCGGCATATTCAAATACTGTAAGTTTATGGTGCGAAAACGTTGGACTTGATTTAAGGGCAAAATTATCGTTTTGTGTATAAACTGTTCCAAACTCATCTCCATCAAAAATAGAGAACTGCCAAAGATAACATGCTCCAGTAAGTCTAAAGATTGCTGAATATGGAACATCATCATCAGTTGGATTGGGAACATAAAGAGGGCGTATTTTGGTCTTTCTTAAGTCAAGACCAACAATTGAAGTTCCACGAGGAACAATTACACCACCATTTACACTATTAAACTTATAAAGAATATTATCTTCTTGTGTTAAGTCAAAATTAGAGTCTAATGTTAAATCAAAACTTGCACCTGCAGGTGTGGTCGTTCCTGCACTATTAATCGAATAACCTGGACGGTTATCAACATCATGTTGTCCAGGCATCAAGAGAATTGTGGTCTTCTCTGTCTCGTCGTTATTATTACCCTTTACATATGAAAATCTTGCAGACTCAATTAATGCTCTCTGAAGAGTTTTAAACGGTCGAGCAAGTGAGTTTCCTTGGTTACTAATACTGTCAGTCGAGTCTAAATCTGATGGACTTACATATAATATACGACCTTCAGTGTTCTTAATAATAGAATCTAATTTATTCAGAGGCATTGTATTTCAGCTTCTATGCTATTTCTATAATTTATTTATCTCAGTAAATCCTCTTCTCCATTATAGAAACTTTGTATTTCCTCTGGTAAGTTCTCGGGATTCAATATCTCAATATCATCAAAGCAAGGATGACACTGTTCCATAATCAAATAATTAGATCCTTTGTAAATATCTTCTACAGAATATTCTTCATTATTATCTGCTTCTTTTACTATTTCTTGATCATAAAAATAACCCACAGGCAAATCATCAAATGTAAATGGAACATCATTTAAGAAGAACATTTTGACTATCATCCTATAGTCATTATACCAACAATTTTTTGTGGTTACTGTATAAGACATAATAATATTATTCTTTCTTTTATTTATTTTCATAAAAAAAAAGGTTCCCGCACCACCAGGAACCTCATGTTATTCACTCACCAAAGAAAACCCTATTATATAATCTTCATTTCTCGCAGAGTGACTTTACATATAGTGGGGCTAACTCCTTCCCCTGAGTGCGAGTAGGGAGACTTGAACTCCCACGAGCACAATGCTCAACAGATTTTAAGT